AACCTCAATTAAATTTTCAACACTCATGTCAGTCACCTATATTTGTTTTTATTCTAATAATATGGAGTTGTTCTTCAGTTAGAACTTTTAGGCATTCTCTAGCTTTTTTATCAGAATAACCAAAAAATAATTTAACTGCTAACACATCATCCTCTTTGACGGGCTTCTCCCATTTCATAAATGGTCTTTTTTTAGCACGCACTCTATTTATTAAATAATCATATTGTGGTTTCTGATCTAGATTGAAATTCTGATTCATCTCATTAGCAAACATTATACAGTCAGCATGATATGAAAGAGCTCGATTTACCATAAATGCATTATAGTCTTTTTCTTCTTCCAAAATATGCTGCTTCGTCTGCATAATACTAGGAAGAATATCTTTGAATAGGTCTGTCATTTGACTTCACACTCAATCATTATGTTTTTCATATCAAACTCCATAATTTATTAAAGGAATGATAAAATCTAATCCAAAACAGACGTCTCTATCATTAACTCAGTTAAAAATGCCAAAAGATTAATTTCTTGATCTGCGACAAATGCTGCTTGATATTGGTACTTGCCCAACAGTACAACCGCAAGAGGAATACTCTCTGGCTTTAGAATATCATAAAGTTTATCATAGAACTCGCGCATGATACGATGAGTATCGTTGTCGGCATTCTGAGCAACCCATTTACGAACTTCTTTAAAGTTTTTATCTTTAATGAATCCGATAAGTTCCGTCAGCTTCGTATCAGATACATTGGCAAGTATACCAATATCAATTTTGCCACTGACACTATAACGTTGAAGTTCATTAAGAACTCGACGGTAATCTGGGAAAAACTTAGTGATAAGTTCAGCAACAACTTTTGGAGAATATTCAATTTCTTCCTCCTTTAGAATGTATTCAACACGTTTCATGAAGTCAGTAGCCATTTTAGCTTTCTGGACATTAACAAGTTTAAAATCAATCACCGCACAACGAGAATGAAGTGGTTGGATGATTCGATTCTTAAAGTTACAGGTAAAGACAAATGAACAATTACCTGAGAATTCCTCAATAACTCCACGAAAAGCAGCCTGAGCTGCTGGCGAGAGATAATCAGCCTCATCGATGATTACAACTTTCCGACCCCCCATCAACGAAACAGATGATGCGAACCCTTTGATTTTAACTCTTAGAACATCAATTCCGCTCTCATCGCTACCGTTTATAAGAATGTAATCTGCACCTATTTCTTCGCAAAGCGCTCGGGCTATTGTAGTTTTCCCAACTCCAGCTGAGCCGCAAAGAAGCATATTCGGAATTTCTTTCCGATTCACATATTCTTGAAATAATTTTTTCTGAGATTCTGGAAGAATGCACTCTTCCACCGTTTTAGGTCTGTATCTCTCGTTCCACAAAATAACGTCACTTTCATTCATCATATAATTCTCACTTATGGTTATTAAAAGTTCTTCCTAATCTATACCCATCAGGAATCCAATTTCCGATTTCCAATTTAAGTTTCAATTAGAACCTTAGCCCATCCTCCATTTTGATTCAAGTATAAATGACCATCAGGACCAACTACAAATTTTATTTGTACATCTTTCCTAGTTCCAGGTTCATATTGAGTGCCTAAAGTGCCTAAATGGTTTGGATTTTCAATCTTCTTACCGTAAGTGGATTTAAATATGATTATATCTTTTTGTTCTTCGATCTGCTTAATAACTTCTCTGTTATCTTTCTTTGAAGAACCAAGAATGTAACCACCAGTTGCCCAACCTGCAACACCAGCCGCAGCTATACCTCCACCGAGTGTTATATATTTTAACAGAGATCTACGATTCATGGCTGTTTCTCAAATACAGTTTCGTAAGTCTCCTCAAAGTCAGCATTTTCTGCACGGATTTCAGCAAGATTACGCTTATGGTAAGTCTTGGCTAACTTGCGAGCAATCTTAGGTGGAACTTCATAATTCTCCTTGAGATCATTGTAGATCTCTTTAACAAGATCTTTTTCAGCAGAGACTCGAGTCATTGAGTTTGAGATTTCATCAAACTTACCTTTGATTTCTTTAAGCTGAGTTGGAGTGTATTGTTGAATCATAATTTATACCTCACTTATCAAATGATGAATTTGCCTGTTCCAAAGCAATCCAATAAGTCAGATTGTTTGAACTATTTGTGAACTTGCCAACTCCAACTGATGAAAGTTCAACTTTATAAGAACCAGGAAGGATCTTAAGATTCTCAATCTTGATTGCTGCTTGGAATCCAATATCAGAAGATCCATCAACCTTAACATTAGCATCGTCAACGATCTCACCCTTGACGTCCATTGCCCAGATATTAATGTCTGAACCCTTCCCCTCACATTTAATCACAATGTTTGGACACTTCAAAACAGAAGCAGTACTGAAAATCCAACTCAGAATCTCTGACGTCAGATTGAAATTGACGTCGTAAGCTGGCACATTAATGTTCTTATTGGGTGGGCAAAGAATTAATGTTGATGGAGTATAGCGAATGCGGATTTTTCCAACTGAACGGAAAGTTAAGAAATCTTTCTCAAACTCAACCTCGGGGGAATTCTTATTCTGAGAAATGACACCGAGAAGCTTATGCAAGTCATAGATCCCAAATTCAGTAGGGAATTCTTCTTCAACGGTTGCTTCTGCAAGGATTGCCTTGTTAGAAGAAATAGTCCTTAGAGTCTTTCCAGGCTTCACAACAATACCTTGATTGATAGAAGAAAAGTTCTTAAGAACGTTTAATGTATTCTCACTCAATTTCATAAATTATCTCCAATTAAAAAACAAGTTATATTATATACTCTTCAATTCAAAATTCAAAATGTTATTAATATTGTCTTCCAAATCTTGTAATGTACCATTATTTTCTATAGTCCCATCAATTTGTTTTCCTACCCACGCCCACTCACTATAATGGACTTCTGGATATGCGAGTTTCATACACTCATTGCTTTGAGATGCAACGTGGTGCCATTCAGGATCAGTTCCACGCTTTACGCGAAAAACTTTTCCACCACCATCTCGAATTGATTTAATTTCATTAGGAAAACGCACATCAGCAATTACATAATTCATATTGGAATTACATCGTTTCTGGAGTGCAAGAATCCAGAGGTCTGAATGGAATACATCTCGTCCAGCTTCTGTTCCCATCAACTGAAGAGCAACTCTAGGTGAAAAAGATTTATCAAGAACGTTTGACCACCATAAGTCTGGTTGTTCTCTCCATTTTCTAGATTCTGGAGTATCGCCTTCTAAAAGAGCACGATCCCATCCAAAAATAACTGAGACTGCATCTTTGACTGGATTAGCAAAACTTTCTTTGATGAAATTATGTTTCTGCACAAGGATATCAGCAACAGTTCCTTTTCCGTTGCCAATATTACCAACTAAACCTACAATCATAATTCACCTTATAGATATTTTTCTGGATTATCAGTAAACTCTTTGACTGAGATCAGATTTAAATAGTGTTTTCTATCCTTTTTCATTTTTCCATATTCAAAGAAAGGATTAGAATGATTGATACATTCAGCACTTTTTCCAAGATTAATGATACCAATACCTTGATCAGTATCTACAGTATATGCGAAGTGTGGATGTTCTGTCCTAAACTTATAGAAAGCTTTCCAAGTTGTGCCATTCCATGTTTGTGGTCTCAACAAAAAGGCTTCATGATCTGAATGTGCACATTCCCAAGTTGCAGGACTACAATCGTGTAGAACTATAAATCCAGTATCGCTAATGTGTTTCATTGAATTGGCGATGTCTCTGTCCACCTGATCGGCTAGGTGTAAACCGTCTATGAAAATTATATCCCATTTATGGTTAGGGGGAAATTCCGTTTTGTGAGCAGCGACTGCATCAAAGAAATCATCAGAAGTCATCTTATAACTTGCTGGATTGCTAGCGAATTCTAAACCAGGATCTACTGATGTTTTCTTGTCAGCATTGATTCTATCAAAACATGCGGTTGGATCCAACACCCCAATCTCAAGATAATTACATCTCTCTGAGAATTTGTGTTTAATTATATGATTTATAGCGTCATATCTATAGTATTCTAGTGGTGCGAGAACACCACTAGAATTATACACTAAGGTTGTCATATATTATAGGGTCCCAACGTAAGCAGCTACAGCTGCCATATCTCCATGGAAAGCATAAGTTCCAATATGGTGCGTCTTCATCCATGGGCAAAGCCAAATCTTGCCACCCATGTTACGCCACCACTGACAGAACATGTAATCTTCTGATAGGTAACGATCGCTCTTACCATGATCAATTACTGTATCGAAGTAAGCATGAATATAACGAGATCCATCAAAGTTAGCCTGTCCAACATGGTCTGGTTTATAGCGGAACTCAGGATACTGTTTCTCAAATTTCTCAAACACTTCACGCTTAATCATCATGAATCCAGTTCCAATCTCAAGAACTTCTAGAGGCTCACCAACATTAAACTGACCAGTTCCAGCAACGGCATTAAACACATAATCGCCAGCAACTTTTTCAAGTTCACCAGGAGACAATTCTGGAATTTGAGGATTGGCTGAACGAGCCTCAACATTTCTCTTTACTGCACTCATGATCGATGACCATTTAATGGACTTCTTAGGATATGGTCCACCAATAACTTCCTTATCGATCGCCAAGAGGGCAATAACATCACGAGGATCAAAATGAATATCAGCATCAATAAAGAGCATATGTGTGAACCCTGAACGAAGGAATTCATCACATAGATAATTACGAGCGCGAGTAATTAGCGATTCATTAAATATAAATGAGAAACGAACTTCGATACCATATTGGGTACAAAGTCCTTGCAAGTCTAGACAAGACTTCATATACATTCCATGATTCAACCCACCATACATTGGGGTTGCGACGAATAGTTTATTCTTTTTTAAATTATCTACGGAAATTTCTAATTGCATAGTTTAAACACTCCAGCCAAAAAAGTTGTTAATAAAGTCAATAATATTTTTCTGATCTTCAATTGATTCATTCTGCATTACTTCTATATAGTCAAGTAGTGTCAGCGAACTCATGATATTAGAGATTTTTGTCTTGCGACTATTTTTAAATTTGTCATCTTGATCATCTTTGCGATCAATGTGACGTTGATCGAGAATCTTATCTGATGCTTTAAGAATTAAGACTTTATAATTTTCAGTCACATTCCCAATCTCATCAATAAACTTTCCATTGAATAAACGATCACCTTCAAAAATTACATTTGTGTTTTGAATGGTTTTAATAAACTGCACTGCATCGGGTTGTACTGCCATACTTAGGCGATCAGTTCCCTGAAATGTATTCCCATCATTTTCATATTTACCTAAAATATAGGTATTTAACTTTTCACTATACATAGCATCTAAGAGTTTTTCTGGCTTAACGATTTTCCAATCATCAGCTAATGAAATTAGCTGAAACATGAGAGTCGTTTTGCCGCTACAAGGCTCCCCGCCCATTGCAATAATTTTAATCATATAGTGCCTCTAGTCCATGTAATACTGGGGATTCATCTTCAAACATCCAATCAAGTCTATCTATTCTACCTGAATTAATGAATGAAGAAAACTTATTTTCATCAATTTTATTAGTCAATAATCTTTTATCTAGAGTTTCTCGCCTAGCTTGCCACAAAACATTCCACTCAATTCCTGACCAACCATCTTTTTCTACTTGCTGTATTTCTTCAGCTTGGCGATCTAGATAATAGCCAAGATATCTTCCATGATGGTTTCTGAATATTTTACGAAAACTACAGAGACAAGTTTCCATAGTATAGAAATTGATCTGGTCTCTCAGATATGGAAACCTGATTTTCATTTCTATTAGAATATCTGTTGCTTCTTTTTCTAGGTATTCGTATTCTTTTTTGGTAAGCTTAGAATCATACCAATCTTCTTTATCAAGAGCAAGAACAAGTCCATTACGATGAGAACGACTGCCACTGTAGTCCCCAAGCATAAGAGTATCAGGGTCAAGAGAAAACCCAGCAGTGCTGTGTAAAGACTGCATATAGAACCAAGTAGTGTACCTTCCGAATTTATAATATTTTTCATTAATAATTTTCCATAGATTGTGAAAATTCTGGTGCTCATTGTCACCATAATAACTCTCTAAGACTTCTTTTTGAATTCTATTGCCAATGAACTGTTGATAAGACTCGAACATCTTAGGAAGATGTCCTTTATTATATTTTGTATCAGTCTGGTATCGCAGTCTTTTATAATTGTTCGTGTTCCACCATGTGAGGCGATCAATGGTGGCAAGTTCATAGTCGGGGAATTCGTTCTTCAGAACCCAAGAAGTTGGCAAATAGTATGTGTTGGCATAAAGCCAACACAACCATACTCTTTCCTCACTATTATGTTCATATCTCTTATTAAGATAATTAGTCATCCATATCGCTGGGTCGCAGTCTCTATACTCTAAAGACCATGCGAACCAGCGTATGAATTTTTCCCTATTACTTTTGGTAATAGGCATCATTTTCACTCTTAATCATATCACCCTCATTCATAGAGATTAGGACCTCAATTTTAACATCAACTCCCAAAAAACTTATAGTTTCGCGAGTGTCTCGTATCCAATTATTAACAGCTTCATTTACATACTCATCAGGAGTGCGACAATGAAAAACTATAAGACCTTTTTTATTTGATTCGTTTTTCATATGGCGGAGCACATAACCAAGAGCTTTAGCGTGTTCGGCTTGCTTGAATGTTGCAGTAACAACAGAATAACCAGAAGCTTCTTTGCGGCGCTTCATGACAACCAATTCACGATCCGAATATGTAAATACCTGTCCAATCGCTGAGGCTGCTCGATTCTTCTCAAAATTATTCACAACAGTCTTCCAAACTCCAACTGCTGCTGGAGTAGATCCCAGCAAATCAGGTCCACCATAGAGCTGTTTAGCTAAATCTTTTGCTACCTCTCTATCTGCGTAAGATAAAAGATTAAGCTTCAGACGCTTCACTTCACGTTCAAAATCCCTTACGCAATCATCTTTGGTTGTAGCTTTGGTAATCACGAATCCTTGCGGATTCATTTTCAGTCCAAAAAGGTTAAAATTAGCTTCCTGCTCTTCTGGCGTATCACCAAACTGTTCTGAGCGCAGATAAATGACTTGAATGTCATTCCATCCAGGACAACGATTAACCATCTCACGAGTATGGTGACCATTCAACAAATAAACACTATGATCGAGCTTAACGCAGGCAATAAGAGGCTTGATTTCATTTCTAGCCTTTTCAGGATGTTCCATTATTCTGCGAACAGCCTCATCAACTTGATGTTGATCAATAGAAACACCTTTGACTTGATTAGTCTTAAATCCCATTGCAACAGAAATATCAACAGTTTGTATTGGATATGTTCCTTCCTGGATATCTTTGATGATAGATTCAACAAGACTGACGCGATTATTCTTTTTTTCTTCTTTAGGAATAATCTTCCCATCTACAACATCTATGAGATATTGCATATCTGCGGACTTGAGTTTGACACTACCTCGATGACCATTTGATGAAAGATGGTATGAAAGTTCTGGCTGGCTGTTTACGAGATAATCTATACCATACCATTCTAGAGCAGAAATGTACTCTACAGAATTTTCAAACAAAACAAATTTCTGCAAAAGACCTTTAGCATTATCTTGCCAAAATTCTTCAGACTGAGAAGAAGAAATATAACTTGAGGGATCTTTGCCCTTGTTATAATTTTTCATGCCAATATACATCTTATGTGGAGCAACTTTGCGCCGAAATGCATACAAAATAGCACGATTGTGCTGGTTCGGATTAATGTTCAACATATTAACTCACTTTGCCCATCGTTTGGGCTAACAATAACACTACATGGTGCAGGATCCATTATACTTGGTTCAACCTAAAATATCAAATATAAAAATTATAATAAAATCAATAACTTACAACCTCTCGTATAAGCCCCTATAAAGCCCGAGGCAGGGTCGACTTTTACCCCTCCCCTATCCCTAAAAGACCTCCACGCAGCCTCCCTTTCCCTTCCTATAAACCGCTTTTCTGATGGTTTCGTCGGCTATGTGATAAATGCCATCTTCGAATTTATTTCCATTAATTCGGAAAATGCTTAATTGACAATTACTTTTCTGTCTGCCCCAAAATCGAAATCCTATTTTTTTGTAAAACTCTACAGATTCAGGTTCTGACGAAACTCTGAAATATTCAGAATCGTTCATTATCGCAAATTCTAAACCATATTCACAAAGTTTCTTTGCCACACCTTTCTTTCTGTGTGCTGCGAAAGTATGCAGCAGTTGAAGATTGGCGATTGCTGGTTTGCGTTTAGAGATCGTTACAATAATTGAGCCAGCTAAAGCTTCATCAAGAAATAGTCCAACACAATTATCCCAATGTTCGAACGCATCAGCCTTAGCAACAAAAGTTTTAGCAAAAGAATCTGCTTTATCTTCTGTTATCACATTTACAAATTCTTCTCTAGTTATATTACGCAACTTCGAAGAACTGACGTTGTTTATTTCCACGTTCTTTTCCATATTTGCTATTTTCCCAACTCAAATAAAGATCACGATCAAAGATCATAGGTGGAAATTTATAGTTACCGTCTGCGATAATTTGCTCAACAGTTCTACCTCCGTTAACAGCAGCATCAACAAAATCCTGAGCAAACGCAAGACATTGTGCCATTTCTTCTCGATTAACTGTATCTCTGAATAATCTGAATTCAAGAGTTCCAGTGTGTTTCATACAATATGTATTAAATGCATAACGAAAAGGTCTTCCCATTGACACTCCATCTTTTCCAGCACAATGGAGCTTAATGAAATGATTAAAGTCGGTTGCCAGATTAATAATATTATCACACATATAATCTGGCATTGGACGTCCACAATCCCATTTCAGATAAGTCTTAGCAGTTTTAGTGTCATTCATTAGATAATGTTCTTTGTACTGGTGTACACGTTTAATCAGCTCATGTTGATTTTCTTTAACATAAGAGATCATACGTTTTAGTGCAACAATATTTTCTTTCAGACCAGGAACAAATACATGAATATGAAAGTGACTTACTGGAGAAGCAGTTGGAGTATTACCATTGTCTATAAAGAATTGATAAATCTCCATAATGCGATCAAGTTGTTCTTGCCAAGTCTTGGTGGGCTTAGTATTAATTTCGCCGCCAAATGGAGGATCAATTCCAAGAGGATCACAAGCACGCCCCCAATATGGCTCATTGACATTTACAATATCAGTTTCAGCATATTCCCACTGACCTAAATGTTCAGGAATAGTTAAACGACGATCAACATCACCCCACTCTAGTTCTGCACCCCAAGTAAAAGTTTTAGGATCAAACATGCTGTAACTCCATTGTGCCAGTATTATAGCGTTCATAATTGAATGAAGTACCATCATAACGTATTCGACAATCTTTTTCAACTTCTTCCGAAACAATTTCAGAAGAAGTTGCACGTTCCATAATATTTCTAGTTGAAGTTACTATAACTCCATTTGAAAGTTTTGCATGGTAGAGTGGACGCTTGCCGTTGCGGTAATAAAAAATAGATTTAGTTTTTCTGTGTAATTCAACTGCTGCGATTGAAGAATTCAACCACTCCACTAATGGTTCCTTACCTTCTTCTATTGTTTTGAGAAGCAATTCAGAATCATTTTTAGTTAGTGTTTTGTAACCATACATTCTATGCCAATTTTCTGGCAATTCTTGCGTTATGACTCCATTATGGACAATGGAAACATCATCATTAAAGAAGGGCTGGTTATATTCAAGATCAGAAGTTGAATATCGACAATGACCAATCAAATAAAGATTACCATCTCTGTTCACTAGAGAACTCAAATCATTAAGCGCATCAAAAGCAACTGCTGGTTTTGGATCAATATAAGTGTGTATTTCACTTTTGATCACAGAAAGACCAGTTGCATGCAATCCTCGAATGCTGGATTCGAGGAAAACTCGACGCAATAAATCTAAATCTTCTTTAGAAGGTTTGACTAAAAGAGCACCAATAACTGCACACATTATCCAAACAATGCCTCGAGAGAGGAGTTCTTGGGATGGTATTCATTGAGCATAGCTTCTCCACCATTAGTTTTCAAATACTCAAACCACTCATCTTCTTCCCACATTCCTTCTGAAATTCCGTTCCATCTGAACTCCCACTTCGGGTGTTCTTTATTCTTGCGACGAGATTCTACATATTCGAATCTTAAATTCTCATATTCATAAGAACCAAGTTCAAGCATTTTCTCTCTCAAATAGCAGACCAGAGAAATTCGTTCAGCATTTTCATCCTGAAGAACAATTGGCGTATTTCCATGAATGACCTCATGATTATTCACCAGCAATAGATCTCCAGGTCGAACATTTACTGCAACGCGAACCTCAGGAAACACCAGATATCCACCAGTGTAATTGCCATTATTGGAAAGAACAAGAAGATTACTTAGCCCATCAGTGAAATCACCAGCGTCTCGGTGACATGCAGTTCTGAATGTCTTATTTACAGTAATTGTACTGAACACTGTTCCTGGAACGAGAAATCTTGAATCAATTTTATTCGCTGCTTTCTTTTGATTTTCCCAGCGCCAAGGAAGAAGATCTTTAAATCCTCTGTTCAGAGATTGAAGAAATGGGAAAGCCATCTTAAACTTTTCATAATTATTTTGAGTATAAGATGTTGCTCGACCATATGGAATGCGAGGATAACGATCGAACCAACCAGCAATGCCAGAGTTTACAGAATTGGCATATGTAGTATCTGAAACAAAAGTATCAAGAACCCAATTGGATTCCTTTTTAATTTCATCAATATTCTTTAATAGAATTTGTTCAAGCCAAGATTCAAAATTAAAATTATGTTTCTGCACTTCAGAGGTGAGCCAAACTAGCCCACGATTTTCATTTTTTGTTTTATTGATTGCTTTGATTCGTTCAATATCATTTACATCAACACTATAGTTGTCCTTAGACAAGAACTTTAGAATTTCTAGCTGTTCAACAGTAACCCAATCTCTGCCACCAAGTTTTTCATTTCTTGGTCCTGCAGCAAGACCGCGATTCTGTGATGGTACTGCAGCCTCTCTGAGTCCAAGATAAGCTTGTTGCTGTTCTTCTTTTGTGAAATAATTTTTACGAAATTTAAACGCAATTCTTTTTTCATCTTTGGTTCTGGCGTCTTCGCAATCAGAACAATTAGCAGTTTTACATGCTGCTTTATTTTCTATACCACAATCAAATGGAAGATAACAATCTGTATCTTCTTGAATAAGAATATCATAATGGGATTCATCAACAAACTGACCTAACAGTTGTTCACATTCTAATTTTGTTTTGGCTACAATTATATTAACCATATTAATTCTCCTGCATAAAACTCTATGATACTCTGTTACTTATGCAAAATCAAATTAAAAAAATGGGGGCATTGCGCCCCCAATAAACTTTATTGTTTTAGATTACAACCTAGAATTAGGCAGCAATCGCGCGGCGATAAAGAGCCTTACGTGCACGAGCATAATGGCTCGTCTCAAGGTTCTTGATAAAGGCAGCACTGGGACGACCCATGCGATAAGCAAAGGTGCGAGTGCCATCAGCAAGCTTCACTCGGTTGGTGTACACTGCGACACCTTCATTGCGAAGACGATAGACAACATCGGCAATATTCTCAACCTTGAACAAGGTACGAGCCTGACGAGTTGTCACCTGATTGCCATTAGACAAATAGTTAAACATAGATTCAATAGCAGACATATAATAACTCCAAACAAAACACCGCTCCATAATTAGTCGTAAATTAGCGGCTTACTTACGACTACCCAACCATTATAGGTTGATTCTTTGTAATAGTCAAATTAAAACGGAATTGTTTCTTGCGCAATATTAGCATGCCCCTCGACAACCGAATCAATAATCTGTTGCTGAGAAAGATTAGACTGCAGAATGTCGGAGAGAGAGATTACAGTCTGTTGACCATGAGATGTTACGGTTACATCACCATTAGTTGGATTTGTGTTAATGCTAACTGTCGGCTTTACCTCAGCAGTTGGGACAACAACCTCAGGCTGAGGCAACGGTGGATTTACAGAAGAATCAATTTTCGTATACAAATCCAAATACCCAGTTTTAACTTCAGTATCAAACCGATTAGTTGCAAGATTAATAGATTTGAGTCGATCTTTAAAAATTGAATAAGTCTTAACAATATGCACAAGTCGTCGAGTTGTAATCAACTCATCGCCACCACCGTCAAAAAAGGTTTTACGAATAATCTCAGCCCAAGTGCAAAGTTTGGTAGCGAAATCATCATCAACATTACCCAGCTGTTCCATGTTTTTAATAAGAATTTTCTTTTCAATTGCAGCAGAAGGATATTCCTGTTCCATTGTAATACTAAAACGCTCAAGGAATGCTTCATTCATTACCTTAGTGCCAACGAAACGACCATCCTCTGAGCCTTTACCCTTGGTATTGCCAGTGATAAAAATATTGAATCCTTCTGCTGGATAAATAACTTCGCCAGTCTTTTTATTCAGATACGGTTTACCTTCAAGGATAGGCATAAGACAGAGAATTTTAGTATTGTTAAGATCACCTTCATCAATAAGAAGTACAGATCCGCGACGCATTGCAAGAAGTACAGCACCTTCTCGGTTTACAGTATTACCATCAACCAATTCAGTACCACCAAGCAAATCAAGTTCATCGGTTTCTTCAGTTACATTGATACGAACCAATTCGCGTTTCAATTTGGCGCAAGCCTGAATAATTGACATTGTCTTACCGTTACCAGAAAGACCAGTTACATAAACAGGGAAGAAAATCTTAGATTTGATAATAGTCTCAATGTCCGAATAGTTACCGAATGGCACATAAGTTGGATCGCGATCAGGGACAGTGCAAGAAAGATCTGCTTGCATCGACTTGAGTTTCATTGAAACCACCTCAGATGTGGTTTCAACAACCACAGTTGTTTTGTTTTGTGGAATTTTAGGCATCGGAGGGAGTCGAAGAGGGGAGACATTAGCTACACTCATAGCAATAGACCAAACCCCACGAGAAATTTTGCGATTCTTATCGCGAAACAAAAAGTATGGCGTTGGGATTTTCTTCTTAGCGACGAAATTTTTTATTTCTTCGCCATTAACAGTCTGTTTATTATAGAACTCACTGATATCAATAAGAAATTGATTCTGTTGTTCAGCAGTATACGAAAGTTTCGGCATATATTCACTCCATTCATTACAAATTAATCAACTATAGAACTATTCTATAGTACATCACTCAACATAACAAGTTATATAACATGTTATAAATCAATAACTTACACAGCTATGTTCTGTACGAATTTGTTTAAAAACATGCGCTGCAGTCCACGCGAATTCAATGATTTAGCAAAAGCTCGAGCGATTTGACCTTTTTTAGCACCTTCAACAACTTCAATTTTTTGTTCTTGGACATTAAGATTGTTATTTGGTACAAAAAAGTATTCGGAAAAGCCATGGTGCTTAGAAGAAATAAATCCATCATTATTTAATTTATCAACAAGTGATTTTCGCTGCTGTTTGTGGACAGTATAATTAATAAAATTAAACTCATAAGGAAGTACAGAATTAATTAATTGAGATTTATTGCCGATTAAATAACCAGTGTATTTCGCGCCAGTCACAAACTGTGCGATTTCAATAAGTGCGCGAGTGCTGATAAAATTATCATTATCGTGTTTATCTTTAGTTCTTTTTTCCATACGAACTCGAATTTTATTTTCAGGATGTTGAATGAAGATAGTGTCTCTTTCAGCATTAATCCATGTATCGCGCAACCCATATTCAGAATTAACAATATAACTTGAGGAAACACCACCGACGCCATCTGTCAAAAAAATAGAATTAACAATATCTAACTTATACAGTTTCTTAAACTCAGAAACAACATTGATAGAAGCAACAACAGTTTCATCGAGTGGAGTTCCATAAAGTAGTTCAGTAGAAGGAACACATTCTCGACCATAATAAGATTTATACGCAGCACCAACATATAACATATTATGCACAGCTTCACGATAAACTGAAGAACTCATTGAAGAACTCAAATACTGTTTTAAATGAAAAGTATCATTAAATACAGAAAGATCATTTATTTTTTTAGTGTAATGTGCATCACGATAACCAAAATCGTTAACAGCAAAATGATCTGAAAACCCATAAACTTCAAATGGAATATTAGTTTTTTTACAGAACATGGTCAATAATATTGCCTGTTCAAAAGTTTCTTGAACAATATCACTCATTGATCCAGAAAGATCAATAAACAATACCAAACCATGATTCTGACCCTGCGGAACAGACATAACACGCTGAAAGATATCTCGGTCTAGATTAAATCTAGCTAATTTTTTAGGATTAATTTTACCAGATTTAGCAACTCGAGCACGAGATAACTGAGATGCATTCTTGCGCATTTCAAATTCTTTGATCATGTAATTTATTACAGGATTTGAACGTTTAATAAAACTAGTATAGCGTTCAGGATTATTTTTTATAATCCTGTCATCAGATAACATGTTCATATGCTGACGAATTTTATAATGTACTTTATTATGAGGGATGATGCAATTGTTATTGTACACTGGAACATTGAGTATGTAAATGTTCCCATTTGAATTATCAATCAGATTTTCTTCATTTTTACGCTGAGCATTATCAGTAATAGAACTGACATCCTGCTCATTTCCAGATTCTGGATTTTTATTAATCTTTCTTGAAGGTTTTTTATCGTCCTGATTTTGTTCAGTTTCATTCTCTTCAGCATCTGAAGGTGAATCTTCTTTGTCTTCTTCCAAAGAATCAGAACCTGACTTGGTCGATTCATCAAATTCATCCGACTCATTACCATCTTCGTAATCGTCACCATCGTCATAATCTTCATCTTCGAAGTTATTATCCGAATTCATTTCATCGGAAAAATCTTCCAAATTATCTTCATAATTCTCAGGTTCGTTTTTCTTATCTTCAAGAGCTTTATTGTAAAGCTCACGCGCGATAAGTTCAACATCATCCCAAGATTCAGCAACATTAAGACGATCAACGAATTTCATTTCATCAGGAGTAAACGGCACACGAACATGCGCGCCAAGTTTAAAGAAAATATTAATGCGATCGATCAAACGCATCGTAGATACGTTAAGACCATTAAGACCAAAGAAGTCACGATTATGGAGTTCTTTGTAGGCGAGTGAAAATGAACGTCGCAGACCAGGATAACGATCTTTAATTTTTCGTTCAATGCGAGCATCCTCGCACACATTCAAATAAGACTTGAGTCCCTTATTCTCAATAACGGCATCATGCCAGCCCTGTTTCGGGGTGTAAAGAGCATGACCGACTTCATGACCCATAAGAAGATCATAAAGAATTCCATCCATTTCTTTCCAAATAGGAAGAATAATAGATCGAGAATTTAGATCAAAATATGCAGTTTGTACTTTGCGATGCTCGAT